ATCGGCGGTTGCTGTGGTTTAGGCGATTTCGGATCGGCGGGGTCCGGCATCATGTTCATCGGCTCAAGATAAATGTCACCGCCAGGATCTTTCCGCGGATTCATGTTTTCGAACTTGAGGACGTCGTTCGGCGTGAGCCACGACCAGTTGCGGCCGATTGCGTATGCCTCATATCGAGTTTTCAGGTCGCCGCGCAGCAGGCCCGCGACCACGAATTCAATGATCAAAGCTGAGCGTGCCTTTGCGGAGAGGAGATCAATTTCGAGCCGGCTCTCGATGCGCCCTAGCCACGGCGTCAAACAGTACGTCACGAAATCGATCGACTGTTGTTCGATATTTGAGAACGTCGCGCGATCGAGAATCCCGGCCAAGTGCGGAGGAACCCGAAAGATCCCGCAAATGTCGTTGCCGTTGTATTTCCGGGATTCGAGGATCTGCGAGTCTCGGTTGGATAGGCCGATTTTCTCAAACTTCATTCCCTCTTCGAGGACCGCGACGCGATGAGAATTCGGAAGGCCCGTATGCGCCTCCTCCCAGGACTGCCGAATCCGTTTCGCGGCCTGGTCGTTCAAGACTCCGGGATGCGACAGAGCTCCGCTCGGCGTGATTTGAACCGTTCGACTACAGCCGGTTGACTTGACCCAAGGTGATCGCAGGCGTAGCCGAGGACCGATCAGAGTACTCCCGACAAAGCTAAAGCTATACCCCGTCGGAATTTCGGAAGATCTTTTTCAAGAAACCAGTTCCAACGATCTTGTAGGCGGTTGAAGACCTCTTCTCTTTCCAGATGACGGATTTCATCAAACGAACCTAGGAATCTGCGACTCCAGATTTGATTCCATCCGTCAGACGTATGCACGACAGCATGTTGTTGTCCCCACCCTTTTTCGCTAGCGGACAGCATCTGAGTCATTTTTTCCCGAAGGAATGGCGATTGATCAGCCACTCCAAAATAAAGCGTTACCGAATCTTCAAAGTCCTCAAACCAGAAAAGGAGAAAGCTTCGATAACCAGTCTGCTTCGGCAGATCGGCCGTTGGTGGCCTTCGATGCCATTCAGGTAAGATGAAGCAGATATTATCCCGCTCCGAATCCTCCCATTCGATCTCCTTCTTCTGACTCGCGGTCTCCCTGATCATCGATTCCACCTGCTGGTGTACCTGCGACATCGGAGGATGACTGGCGATAAAATCAAGCTCTTCCGAAAATTGCCTGTGAATGTTCCATGCCACTGCGCAGCTATGTGGGTCTCCCATATACTCCTCGCGTATATGCCGGACGAATTCGACAATTAACTCACGTGCTCTCTGATTCATAATTCCGGCGTTTTCGCGGAGCACTTGTTCGCCTGCCTTGCAAACGCTTCCGTAAGAAACCGCGAGATACCGATCATCAGAGGGTGCGACTCGATTAGGTGTTAAGAACAAACCGAGGCATTGATTCGCGAACCCGTAATTTTGACTCACGGTTTTCCAATACCGCGCCAGTTGATCTGAATGTTCTTTAGAATCTATTTTGTTTTCGATTATAATCGCGAATCGGCGACGTTTATTTACTATCAGCAGATCGATGTGATTTGTTTCTCTTTCGACAACAGTGTCCTTGAGATCAGTACTAAGCAGATCTGCCCACCACGATATATTTGGTACGGGGTGGCCTGCCAACGATCTCTGGAGAAACCTTTTTAGGAACGCATCGCCAAGACCGTGCTTTTCTGAGGGATCGAGTAGGAACCTTAAAAAGTCGGATTGGGGGAGTTCTCTCCTGTTGACCCCGGCCGCGGAAAAGAAGGTGGGTCGCCGCCGTGAACCGGCCAGCCTTTTGATCTGGGTGGCCAAGGCGTCGATTGACATAGAGGCCGAGTCTATCGATCTACTTTGAGACTATCTAGTAGTCAAAGTGTCTAGACTACACAGCGGTCTACCTATGTTGCTTGGCCGCACTTTCGCGCCGATCTCTGAGCTAAACCCGTAGCAAGCCTCGCGTCTCGTAAACAGACTTTCTCGGCTCCGGCTGGACAATGATTCTCGCCAAAGCCAGAATCATCGCAACGATCCCATCTATCTTCTCGGTGCTCTTTTCCTTGTCCGGTTTCAAATTGCCGGCGGCGTCGACTTTGACCGAGACGTTTGAGGCGTTCCAGCGCAGCACCGGATGCCCGTGGTGGCGAAGTTTTCCTTCGAGCGCGAGTTCCATCAGCTTCTTGGTCGGCTCCGTAAGGGATTGAAAGCCCTGACGGAGCTCAACCATCTCGATCCCATCGCCCTCCAGTTCGGTTGCAAGCTGGGTTGCGTTCCAGGGGTCGAAAGCGATCTCTTTGATGCGAAAGCGCTCGGCGTCCCACTGAATCTGCCGGCGGATGAAAGCATAATCGACGACCTCGCCCTCGGGCGCGTTGATTAGTCCCTGCTGAATCCAGAGTGGATAGGGAACTCGGTCCCGCTCGCCACGTTTCCGCGCACCCTCTTCTGGCACCCAGAAGCGACAGAGGAAATCGATTGCGGAGATCTCATGATTTTCATAAATCGGAAAGCCCAGCACTAAAGCCGTCAGGTCAAGCTTGTTGGAAAGGTCGAGACCGCCGAAACAGACCCGGTCTTCGAAGGTTTCTTCCAAGGCTTCCCATTCCACGCGGTTCTGCGGACGACTCGAGGCGCATTCGTCCCAGACGTTCATCGGCATCCAGCGTACCGACTGCTCGGTCCATTGGTTGAGGTGAAGACGACGAAATGTGTTTTCTTCAGCCGGCAGTTCCGCAGTGCGCTTGGCGACGGCCGCCAGGTATTCTGGCTTCACACTGATCCCGTAATTGGGATTTGCCTTCTTCCAGGTACGTGGATCTTTGAAATCGTCTTCCTTGCCAGCTGCGTAAATGATCGGGAGGAAGGACTCGTCGGGTATGATGCCGTCGCGCACCTTCTCCGCATAATCGTGCTGCTCATAGCCGATTGAATGGCGATCGTAACCCGCAGTCGTAATGGCGATCGTTAACGGTTGCCGGCGCGCCGCCGTGCCGGTATTCAAAACATCCCAAAGATAACGATTGGGCTGCACATGGAGCTCGTCGAAAATGATGGCGTGGGGGTTAAGGCCATGCTTGGTCGGCACGTCCGCGGACAGCACTTTGTAGGACGAGCCCGTGGACGGAACGACGATCGACCGTTGATAGATTTGGCATCGGCTTGAGAGTTTTGGCGAGTGCTCGACCATCTGCTTTGCCATATCGAACACGATGGCCGCTTGCTCACGATCCGCTGCTGCGGAATAGATCTCCGCCCCTGGCTCACCGTCGGCGAAGAGCAGATAAAGCGCGATGCCTGCGCAGATGGTGCTCTTGCCGTTCTTCCGAGGTACTTCGATATAGGCGGTCCGGTAGCGACGAAGACCATCAGGGCGAATCCAGCCGAAGAGCTCGCGCAGGATCTGCGCCTGCCATTTCTCCAGGGTGAGCGGTTGATCCGCCCATTCGCCCTTGATGTGAACCAGGAATCGCTCGAAGAATTTCTCGGGTCGGCGCGAGGCCGCTTTATCGAATTTTGCGTGGCGCGAAGAACTTTTCGTCATCTGCATCTTCCCCATCCGACTTTGCACCTGAGACTTTTGAGCGACTCGCGGGCGTTATTCCGAACTCCATTGCCAGGCGCGTGAATTGTTCGAACGCCTTGTGCATCAGCGGAACATAGGGCGATTGAACGACCACGCCCTGGACCGGCGATTTCACCAGCAAACCGTGTTCCTTGATCTGCTCGGAGCAGTAGTCCCACCGGCCGTATGCGTCGCAATAAGCGGTCAGCATTGCGCGATCCGCTATCGTGATGATCCTAAGTGGCTCCAGCTCTTTCGTGATTCGACGCCACTCCCGCTGAGCATGCTCACCGTAATAGCTGCCGCCGAGCGACTTCGGCATCTTGGGAATTCTTACTTCCGGCTCGGGTTCGTCGGGGAGCGCTCGCTTTCCCGGGTTTCCGCGTAGGAGCTTCAGGGCTCGTGGAGTCGGCGGTGGTCCTGGCCTCATCTTCCTTCACCTCCTCAACAACTTCGGCCTTCCGGCCGGTAAGTTTCTCCCAACGCTGAATCGCGACGTCGACGAACCTCGGCTCAAGCTCGATCGCGTAGCATCGGCGCCCTAGTTGCTCGGCCGCGATGAGCGGCGACCCACTCCCGCTGAAGGGATCGTAACAGAGGTCGCCGGCATGGGTATGGAGCTCCATCGGGATCGCGAACAGGCGATTCGGTTTGGAGGTCGGATGTTCGTTGGATTCCACTTCCGCGCTGGGAATTTCCCAGACGGTGCTCGGGTAGCCGCCCTCCTGCTTGCGCTCGACCATCGGCTTTGCGCTCTTCACCCAACCGAACAGACATGGCTCGTGCGCCCACATGTAGACGGAATAGGTCAGGACTGGTCGGCTCTTCACCCAGATAATTTGCTGATGAACGAAAGCTCCCAGCTCTTCCCAGACGCTTTCGAGCATCGCCTGGCGTTTGCTTGCATGCCAGCAATACCAGGCCGCGGTCGGGTGGATCGCGTGATCAATCGCCGCACGAATGAATCGCAGGTAAAAGTCTCGGCCGCAGTCGGTTCGATCGATCGCGTCGGCGCTCGGAGCCGCTTCCCTGTATTGGCCTGACCAATCCTTGTTCCGGTTCGCCTTACCTCGATTAGCTCGCGTTGCCGGATGCGACCCTCCGGAATATCCAACCGCATATGGCGGATCGGTCGCGAACAACATCGCCCTCTCATCGCCGATCAAGCGCTGAACGTCTTCCGGATTGGTAGAATCGCCGCATAGCAGCTGATGCTTACCGAGACGCCAAAGCTGGCCCAAACGCGCCACAGGCGTTACCGGAAGCGCGGGAATAGCGTCCTGTGACGCCTCCGCAGCCAAGCCAGACAGGTTGTTGAGCAGTTCCCGGATATCTTCGCTGTCGGTATGGATCAGAGC